GGAGGTGGTCCCGGTAATAATGCCAACACAGAAACTTGGGATGGGACTTGTTGGGCTGCTAACCCAGGTGTTTTAAGTATTGGCAGAAATAATGTTCCTAATACTATGACATCAGCTACAAATAGTTCAACGTTAGTTGCAGGAGGAAGTGGTCCACCAGGAGGTAACGCAGTTGAAGAATGGAGTGGCCCAGGACAAGCAGCAACAGTTACTATTTCTTCTTCTTAAACTTGACTTACAAGTTTAAATGGTTATATTAAACTTATTCAATGAAAGGAATAAACAATGACTGAAAAAAAGAAACATACAAGAACTTGTAGAAAAAGAATCCGATAATTTACACAACATCCTAGATCCAAATGATGTTAAAGATTTTAAAGAATTAACAGGAGAGTTAAGAGACACTTGGACTAAGAAACAAATTTTTAGAACTGAAACAGAAATGAGATTTTCAGTTTTAAATGATATGAAATACCCTACCCCAGCTTCTAAATATTGGCAGTGTGTTAGAGAACAGAATGTTTATTTAGAAAACTTAATGACTCTATCTTTTGAATACAGAAGAAATGAAGTTAAAATAAAAAATTACAAGAAAAATTACTTACAGAAGAAGACGCTTTAAAGAAAGAACTTTATCAAATTGATATAGATGAAAAAAATTTCTCAAAAGCAAGTATGCAATTAACTGCAAGAGATAGAATGCGAGAGATTAAATTATGGTCTAAACTTAAAAAAGAAGCTGATGATGGAACTTTTGATAAAGAAGATGTAAATACTCATCAATTAGAATCATACCATAAAATAATGATTAATAGAAAAGATACTTTAACTCCTGGATCAAGTCAACCAGAAGTGTTTAATGTATTGGGTCAATTACAAACTATTAGAAAGAGTTAAAAAAGAAAGAGGACAAATTGAACATACCAAAAGAGAAGCTTTATCTCAGGAATCGAAACTTGGAGCAAAACCCGAGTAATCAAAAACAATCTCCACTTTATAAAAAAGTAAGAGACCATATTAAAAAACAGGATATATTATCAATCCATTATTAGTAGTGGAAGATGGAGATAGATATAAAGTTCTCTATGGAAACAATAGATATTTATCAGGACTAGAATTAGGTTTTACAGAATTTCCAATTCAAGTGTTGAAAAATGATGAAGTTTCTACTATAAGAGAAGCAGCAAAAAATTATAAAGAAATAAATCTAGATGAAATTTAATACATGTCCTTTAGGGCAAACAGTTTTAAAGTATGAAGTACCCCTTGATGTATTTAATATTATTAATCATGTGTATGAAACAAAATATCCAACACTACCTCCAGCTAATAAACAATTAGTAGGTAAGATTGAGAAAGAACACAGTTTATTTTATCAAGGTACAGACACTTCAAAGATGCATCATCACAATATGTTACCAGATAATGTATTGCAATGGATTGATAAAGTTATGAGTCATTATCTAGACTTTAATAAAATAAAAAGTTATAAAAAATCATTAAATTCTATGTGGGTTAATCAAATGTTTCAACATGAATATAATCCAGTGCACGTGCACCAGGGTTCTTTGTATACAGGTCTATCTTCTGTTATGATTTTAAAATTACCAGAATCTTTTGGAGTAGAATACTCTTCACCCCAGAATCCTATGAATGGGAAATTACAAATAATGGGTTCAGTATCGGGTCAGTTTGCTACGTGTGATTATTCTCCTAATATTAAAGAAAGAGATTTTTATATCTTTCCATATGATGTTAGACATTGTGTCTATCCTTTTAATGGATCAGGGTATAGAAGAACGTTGTCTGCAAATATGGATGTAGATTATAACCCAATAATGAACAGAGGAAGAGATTAATGTACGAAAACAAAATAATAACAGAACCTAAATGGAAGAGTTGGATTATACAAACAACCACTCCATTATTTACACCTGATCAATGTAATCAAATTATTGCATCTGGTAGATCACAGAAACCACAAGAAGCTCAAGTAGGTATGAATAAACCAGGAGGTGGAACTGATACTAAAAAAAGAGTAACAACAATTAGTTGGATTCCATTTAAAGAAATGGGACATATGTATCAAGACCTTAATAAATTTATTCAAAAAGCAAATGAAAATCATTTGGTTTTGGTGATATAAGAGTTACAGAACAAGCTCAATTTACCGAATACCCTGAAGGAGGGTTCTACGATTGGCATATGGATTGTGATGTGAACATGGAACATCGAGCCACCCTGTTAGAAAAAATATCAAATGACACTATTGTTAAACGACCCTAAAGAATTTTGAAGGTGGAAGATCTAGAATTAATGGCTCCAGGTAAATTTGCAAATCTTAAACAAGGTCATGCAATTTGTTTTGCATCATTTTTAAATCATAGAGTTTAATCCAGTTACCAGGGGCATGAGACAATCTCTTGTTGTATGGTTTGGAGGTAAAGCTTTTAGATGATTAGAGAAGAATTTTTCCCCACAAGTGTTTTTGGTAAAGATATACAATTAGATAATAATAAACTAGCACAAGACATTATCAACTGGTCTAACCAAGATCAGGGAGTACAGAAAACAAATTACAAAGGATGGCATTCTACAACCGACATGGCATCAAAGCCGGAGTATCAACCCTTAGTCAACGAACTAATGATTATGTGTAAAGATATGTTTAAAGAAGAATGGTTAGATAGAGAACCCGTCCTTGGTAATATGTGGGCAAACATCAATCCTAAAGATGGAATGAATCAACCCCATATACATCCAAACTCATTATTTTCAGGTGTGTACTATGTTAAATCAAACCCACAAGCAGGAAGATTAAAGATATATGACCCTAGACCAGGAGCACAAATAGTAATGCCTGCAAGATTAGAAGGACAACCTCCTAAACATTTATGGAGAGATGCAAACCTTGATCCATTTCCAGGAAGAATTATAATGTTTCCTGCTTGGTTATGGCATTCAGTAGAACCTAATCAATCTAATGATTTAAGAATATCAGTAAGTTTTAATTTTATACAACATGGCTTTTAATAAATATCAAGTAATCAAAGGTGCAGTTAACTACGAGTTAGCTAATTTTATATTCAACTACTTCTTACTTAAACGAGATGCGGTTGAATTTATGTATAAAAATAACATACATTCGCAGTCCCCTATTTTAGGTACGTGGACAGATCAACAGATACCCAATACTTTTTCTTGTTATGGTGATTTTGTAATGGAAACTTTACTAGTTAAAGTATTACCAAAAATGAAACAAGAAACAGGACTAGATTTAATTCCAACATATTCTTATGCAAGAGCTTATAAAAAAGGAGATACTTTACATAGACATAAAGATAGACCTTCTTGTGAGATATCCACTACGATAAACTTGGGCGGGGATCCTTGGCCAATATTTATAGATGGAACAGGAGCTAATAATGTCATCAATGAAAGACAAAATCTAGTTAAACCCGGTGCACCAATTGGTACAAAGGTATTACTTGAAGTAGGAGATATGCTAGTATATAGTGGATGTGAATTAGAGCATTGGCGAGAACCTTTTGAAGGTGATATATGTGGCCAAGTATTTTTACATTATAACCATGTAAACGGACCATTTGCTGATAAAAATATATTTGACGGAAGACCTATGTTAGGGCTACCATCATTCGTAAAATAGTATTATAATGTCGTTTCTATGTTACAAAAACTTAACTTTAAACCCGGTTTTAATAAACAAGTTACAAGCTCAGGTGCAGAATCTCAATGGGTTGATGGTGACTTCGTAAGATTTAGATATGGTTTACCTGAAAAAATAGGTGGCTGGGAACAATTAACAGTAGAAAATCTAACTTTACCTGGAGTTGCTAGGGCACAACATTCTTGGAGTTCTTTAGCAGGTGAAAAATATTCAGTAGTAGGTACTACACAAGGTTTATTTATATACTATGGTGAAGACTTTTATGACATTACTCCGTTAGATACAGGTATTACTGGAGCTACATTTGATGCGACATCTGGTTCTGCTACAGTCACTGTTAACAAAACTTCTCATGGTTATCAAATGGTAGATATATTACATTTAATTCAGTAACCGTTCCAACAGGATCTGGTTATGATGCAACAACTGATTTTACAGACAATACATTTGAAATATCAAATGTAACATCTAATTCATTCGATATTACAATGCCATCTAATTCAGCAGCTACTACTTCAGGTACAGGTTCAGCAGAAATACTTCCATATGTTATCGTAGGTCCAACGTTTCAAACTGCAGGTTATGGTTGGGGTACATATTTATTTGGTGAAGAGGCCTGGGGGCACGGAGCGTACAACCAGCAACGTGATTCTGGATCCAGGCAACTGGAGTTTAGATAACTTTGGAGAAATATTAGTTGCGACCATTAGAGATGGTAAAACATTTACATGGAATGCAGGGGAAGTAGTCCAAGGGGAAATAGAGCAGTTGTAATGTCAGATGCTCCTACCGCATCAAGATTGACTCAAGTATCAGATAGAGATAGACATGTATTTCATTTTGGAACAGAAACTACTATTGGAGATCCTTCAACACAAGATCCAATGTTTATAAGATTTTCTAATCAAGAAGATTACAATACCTATCAACCCACTGCAACAAACACTGCAGGAACTTTTAGAGTTGATAAAGGTAATAAAATTGTAGGAGCTGTATCCGGTAAAGATTACACCTTAGTATTAACAGATACTTCAGCCTACGTTATTCAATATGTGGGTCCACCCTTTACATTTAGTTAAACAAGTGGGTACAAACTGTGGGTTAATTGGTCAACATGCATTAAGTTATTCTAATGGTGTTGTATTTTGGATGTCAGGTGAAGGAGGTTTTTTTCTACGATGGTACCGTAAAAGCTATACCTTGTTTAGTTGAAGACTTTGTATTTACAACATCTGGAGATAATCTAGGGATAAATTATAATTCTTCTGATGTAGTTTATGCAGAGCATAATACTTTATATAATGAAGTTAATTGGTTTTATGCAACATCAGGATCGGATCAAATTAATAGATGTGTAACTTATAATTATGGAGAAAATTGTTGGACAACTTCTTCCTTAGCTAGAACTTCTTACTTAGATGCAGGTGTATTTGATGTACCCTATGCAACTGAATACGACGATAGCGCATTGCCAGTATTTCCAATACAAGGTATTACTAGTCTTTTTGGAGCATCAACTTATTATGCTCATGAAGTAGGAACCGATCAAGTTAATAGTAGTGGTACAACTTCTATTAATGCATTTATAAAATCTGGTGATTTTGATATTACTTCAAGTAAAAGTGCCTTGGGTCAGGCAACAGGTGTAGTTAATTTTAAAGGGGATGGTGAATTCATTATGTCTATGAAACGATTTATACCAGACTTTAAAGTATTAACAGGTAATTCAAAAGTAACATTATTATTAAACAATTATCCAAGTGATACAGCATCTAGTTCACCTTTGGGTCCCTTTACAATAACATCAACCACTGATAAGATAGACACTAGAGCTAGAGGAAGACTGCTTGCAATTAAATAGAAATGATGCTGTCGGTGAACTTGGCGTTATGGAACATTAAGAGTAGATATTAAACCAGACGGAAGAAGATAATGGCTAAAATAACTTCATACATACCAGAACCCAAAGAAGAATATGATGTAGATAATCAAAGACAAATTCTAAGAGCAGTTGATACAATTAAAACTAGAATTAAATTTTTCATTTCAAAATGATTTGAAAGAAGAACAAGATACCTATAATTATTTTTTATCCTAATGACTATACAATATAAAAGTGAAGTATTTGATTTAACAACTACTAATTTAACTACCGTGTTGACGATAGCCGTGTCGGCTATAGCTATTGTAAAAACAGTTCAAGCTGTTCATAACACTGCTAGTAACGTTGATACCGATTTATTAATTAGAAAAAATGGAGCAGGTGCGGATGTACTAATATCCCATGAAATACTTAATGAAAATACGGTTAATATGTTAAAAAACACCTTGAATTTAGAAGCAGGAGATGCTATAAAAATGCAAGCGGACACAGCAAATGAAATTACAGGTGTTGTTAGTTATGCTTTACTAGACAGGTCACAACAAAATGGATAAAGACATATTAAAAATAGATTGTACAACAGTAGTAGTTCTAAGAAACACTAGAACTAATAAAATATATAAAGACGAAGTAGAGAAAGACGCTGATATAGCTGATCCAAATACTGAAACAGTAGTAGAACATATTGCTCAAGATTTGACAGTTCATGTATCACCGAAAGGACTAAACGTTTTACAGAAAGTAATGAAATCAAAAAAATGACGAACCAAAATCCTAGAGGCGGAACAGAACTTCAATTTGAATATTTAAGAAAACATGTTGATTCCAAGTTATTGGATCAAGTTCAGATTACTACATCTATCCCTGAGAAAATTCCATTACATCCCACAAAGTTAAATATACTTTGGCAAAAAAAATTCATACGATCAACCTAATATAGCCCCTTGGATGAGTGATAAATCTAATCATAACAAATATGATTGGTATGTATTCAATTCTCATTGGAGTCATGAAAAATTTAGAATGATGTATAACCTACCTAATCATAAATGATTGTGATAAAAAATGGTTTAAGTAGAGATATAAAACAAGCTGCTCCTTACAAACAAGGACAACCTCTTAAAATTATACATCAAAACACACCCTGGAGAGGACTTTCAGTTCTACTAGGTGCAATGCAACTTGTTAAAAACCCTTTAATTACTTTAGATGTTTATTCATCCACAGAAGTATACGGTAAAAGTTTTTATGAAAAAAACGATAAAGCTACGAGTCTTTATACGAACAAGCAAGAAACTTCCTAACGTTAATTACATTGGATATAAACCTAACGATTATATTTTAGACAATTTACATAACTATAACATGTATGTTTACCCGAGTATCTTTGAAGAAACTTCTTGTATATCTTTATTAGAATCTATGGCCGCGGGCCTATATTGTATTACTACGAACTATGGAGCTCTATTTGAAACCGGTGCAGAATTTCCAATGTACATACCTTATGATGAAAACTATAGAGGACTAGCTGAAAAATTTGCTTATGGGATAGAAGCAGCAAGCTCAAACTCTACATGACAAAAGTATTATTAATCATCTCGATTCTCAATCGAGTTATGCAAAAATTTATTACGGGTGGCCTAAGCAAGCATCTTCTTGGACTAAATTTTTAGAAGGAGCAATACAGCATGGGAAAGCCTAACGAACCTATATGGTTTAATGAAAACAAAGTCACTACACTTAATGCAGACACTTATCAAACGATAAAACAAACAAAGTAGACTCAGGTACAGAGGTTGTAGAAATAAATTTAGGACGTTCTCCCCATAAAATTATGGTATGCACTCCCTGTCATAGCGATGTAAGTATGCATTACACTCAAGCGGTTTAAAGTTCAAATGGAGTGTTGGCAAAAGAAAATAATGGTAAGTTTACTTTATTAAAATCCTCACTAGTAACCCAAGGAAGAAATTTATGTGTAGCAGAAATGTTGAATGGTCCTGAGAATTACACTCATTTATTGTTTATAGATTCTGACATAGATTTTAAAGCAAACACTATTTTTAAAATGCTTGAAAAAGATAAAGATATTATATCATGTCCTTACCCTATGAAAGATTTAAATTGGGACAAGATGTGGAGAAGAACTACTATTAAAGAAAACGCTGTTACAAAACGCTGAAAGAATTAGCTACAGCAGGGCACACTTTTCCAGTTAAAAGTAAAAAGATCCTCACTCAAATAACAGTAGATAAAGGAGTTGTTGAGCTTAACTCATGCTCCTACGGGATGCAATG